ATATTGAGTTTTATTCAGGGGGAGCCTAACTTGATACAACTTGGTCTTGATCGGCAACATCAGCATCAAATGTATTTGTCGCACTAACACCGCTAAAATTATTGGTAATAAAGGCATTATTCGATGAACCTGAACCATTATAAGATTTTGTGTTTTCTTTTGGAGAAACGTTATAAAAATCACCTAAGTTGAAAGAACCGTTACTGGTTTGTACGACAAGGTTTCCAAGAATAGCTGGCATAGCTTTCACCTACTTTTTTAGGAAGTATTTAAATTAGTATATGGTGTATGTGTCTAGAGGTTCATTAGAGCAAGAAAATTTAAAAATGAAGTTTGTTAGAAAACCAAACAAAATAATCCTTTTAACAGAAAGAGAGGAGTAACAATGAGCTTATATTCAGTGAAGGAACAAGAAACGGTATTAACTTTCGACAACGAAACGAAGGAATGGAGCGCATACTCTTGCGTTCCGAAACACATTCGTAAACTAGTAGCCTTAGTCGGAGAGGAAAACGTAACAGTTATCGAAAGTGATAATAACGGCAATTCACTAGCGGTGAGATGTACGTTACAAGAGAAAAACGTCAGTATGAAACGATTACGAACATATAGCGAGGATCAGAAACGTGAGATGGCGGAAAGAATGCGAGCGGTTCGATGTGTTGTAAATTGATTAACGTAATAGTTTAAATTAGATCATTACAAGTACTTTTTATTTTCGTAAACTATTAAGTACAAAGCTCTTTGATAACCGAATAGAAAATCACTCAACAAACAATATATTGGAGGTGTAGTTAATGAACTACGGAGAAATGCTCTTATCGAAAGTGGTTGATACCGCTAACCCAGTTCAACTGAACTACGTAACAGAGCGAGATTTTGTTACAGAAGCTGAACGGAAAGCGTACCGTTTTATCAAAGATTACGTAGAGATGAATCGAGGGAAAACGCCCGACTTCCGCACGCTAGTAGCAGAAGTTGACGGATTCACCTACGTCCCACAAGTCGAGGATAGTTTCGAGTATTTAACGAAGCAAATAAAATCCTATTCTGCGAAGATCGAAGTGATGGGACTACTACAAAACGAAGCACCGGGCCGATTCGAACAACTAGACGGAAATTCTTTCCTTGAATGGTTGCGAGAAAAAGTAGACGGAGTTATAATTAGAACAAACGTTCGTGATAAAGTGGGAACAAGTTTAAAAGCCGATACGCCTAAATTTCTAGAAGAATACGAACGTCGTAAAAAAGGCGAGTCATATCGCATTTGGCACTCACGTTTTCCATTCATCAATAAGGCGATTGGTGGCTATGTTTCTTCAAACGTCTATACAATCTACGGAAAGTCAGGACGGGGTAAATCCGCAACGACTATCGAAGAGGGTGTAGAGATGGCGTTCCAAGGTGCGAACGTACTTATTTGGTTAATGGAAATGGGATGGTTCGAAGGAATGGTACGTTTGTATACATCGATTTCTTCTCGTATTGGAGCGACTGTAGCCGAACTAGACGGTATAAACCTCGAAGCCGGTTTTGATTCGAAGGAAATCCGTCATGGTAAACTATCAGAAGAATTTGAACAAGGGTTTAAAACGTTTTTAGCGAATATCAACGAAATTCTACCTGGTAATATAATAGTGAGAGGCGTAGATGATGACGACTTTCACCGAAGAGATTTACGACAGTTAGAAATAGATATAACTGAGACGAATGCAGATGTCGTTATCGTAGATCCGTTCTATTATCTAGACTACGAGAAGAATACGTCTAAAACGGCTGGTGGTGATGCGGCTGAAACATCGAAGAAGTTACGTCGATTAGCCGGTAAGACAGGAGTAGTGATGTTCGCTATTACACAAGCGGATGAGGTCGATAATAATGAGGATGAAGATGGTCAGAGGGAATTACGCTTACCAAAACGTAGCGAAGTAAAGAAAACAAAAGCGCTCTTAGAGGACGCGGCGTTATTGATAGCGGTTGATACTGACGCAAAACAAGGACGAGGTATGATCGGTATTAATAAAGGCCGTGATGGTGGCGAAGGTGAATCAGCCGAAATTATATACATGCCGCAGATTGGTGTAATTAAGGAAATGGAAACCGGTGAGCATGCGGCGAAGCAATTCACTTCAGTATTTTAATCCAATAGATTGGTAGGTGGGTTACATTGTCAAGTGTTCAGATACGTGGACAGGACGTAAATATAGACATCGAGTATGAACTTCGGCAGTTTTCTTGGACAAACGAACGGTGGTCATATGATAAACTGATTGCAGCAAGTCCGTTCAGATATGAACACACCCCGAGCTTCTTCGTCAACTTAGACGGGGATTACGCAGGCACATGGAAAGATTCAGGTGCATTTGATAACGAATGGGAAAGCGGCAACTTTACCAGATTGTTATCTTACCTGCGAAATGAAACGTATGAAGAGACGGAAGAGTATTTACTCGAAATGTACGGTGTGGAATACAATTACGATAATCTAACACTTAAGCCACCGAAACTCCGAATTGATAACGGCCATAAGGCCCTCGATTTTGGTCGGTTGCAAGAGTACGCTTATCGTCATCCGTATTTAGGACAACGAGGTATTAGCGAAGAAGTACAACGACAAATGAAGATAGGTTACGACCGTTTTAGGCAGGCGGTTGTAATTCCGTGGTTTGATACAAACGGTAGATTGGCGAATATAAAGTATCGGAAGGTTTCTTCGAAAGCCTTTTGGTACGAAAAGGATGGAAAGCCAATTGGAGATTTGATATACGGACTACATCTCGCTTATAAACGGAAGATTAAACGTGCAGTATATTGTGAGGCGGAAATAGATGCGATGTCGTTTATGATGGCTGGGTTTTTCGGATTGGCAAACGGAGGCTCGTCGTTTAACCAACGAAAAGCAGAGCAAATATTGAAGTCGCCGATAGAAGAATTAGTTATCGTGGCGGATAACGATCCAGCAGGCGAGAAATTACGAAAAGAACTTGAGAAATATTTAAACGGGAAAATACGCTTGACAAATGGATTTGTTCGTGGATATAAGGATGCGAATGAAGCGCTAATAAAAGAAGAGGCATCTTCGTTGATATCTGTAGTTGATAATGCGGAGCCAGTTCGATTAAAATTAATATACGTGAATTCACGTAGTGACGGTCGGAGGGAAGATACGAAACCTTCCCGGTAAATAGATGTTATTCCGTTTCCCATTCGTATAATTCTTCGATGTCACAATGTAGTTTAGCGGCAATATTACGCGCTCTTTCTACATTCGGCAAATTACGCAGACTGACATAATCCGTTATGGATTGCGGTGTAATACCGACTTTTAAGGCAAGTTCAGCTTGCGTAATGCCGTTCTTTTTACATAGTTCGGGAATACGGCACCTTCCGACTTTAAACGATTTAACCACCTCCTTTCTTAAACCGGAGGCTTTGAAACTATTATTCTTGAATGTTTATAATTTTAACTACTTTTTCTATAGGTACGTCTAGATGTAGACAGATTTCTTCTATTGTACTCAAATTTACAGACATCCCTTTGTTAATATTGGCAATAGTTCTTGCGTTTAGAATGGTACCGCGGAGATCACTAATTACCATCTCTTTTTCTTTTAGTGTCTCATGCAACGGAGAGTAGTCAATCATTTTAACACGTCCTTAAAAAAGTTTCTCAACCCATTATCTGTTTACAAAAGTAAACATTAGAATTATAATTACATTATACCAAAATTTTCTTATACAGCATAGGAGGGTTTTCAAGTGCCGGGGTTTCACAGAGAGATATGCGATTTTATAAATGATAGAGACGATTTAACATTTTCAAGTGTAGGTGAACAAATCGAGGCGTCAAAGCAATGTATGTCTAAGTTTAAGAAGGATGGTACCATAGGGTTTAGAAAACTCTTGAGACTCTCCTATTATCTATTTCCAGAGAAACAACGTGAGAGGATGGAGGATTGGTGCCTGCAATTAGATTCAGCAGAGTCAGTCCAACAGAGTTTAGAATATGCAGCAATAACACGGAATGTAAATTTACTAAAAAAACTAATTAAGAATCACAAAAAAGAAACTGGTATTGTAGGAGATTATATAGATGTTTACAAAATTATCTATAAATACATGAACTACGATATAGAAGGTTATGAAATAATAGAACATTTAAAAAAAGATTGAAAATACTGAAGATGGTACACTCACGATATTGATTAATATACTTAAGTGTTATGACCATTTTGCGCAAAAAAAGATCCATCTTATGTTGGATATGGCTTTAGAGGTAGAAGAAATGATTAAGAATTTAAGTGATAGTCGAAAGTTATTTATCAAGGAATGCTATCTTCATAGACTAGCTGAAATTTTAGCTCCAGTTTATCTACATAGAAATGAGCTAGATTTAGCAAGACATTATGCCTCTCTAATAATTAATGCAAATATTTGCGCGAAAACAGTTTCTGATGCGTCATACTATGTAGGGATGACGTACTTAGTTGAAGATAAAGATAAATGTTTAGAGTATCTTCAAAGAAGTCACGAAATCGCCAAATCTGTCAATGTAAAAAATTTAATTTTACAAACAAGAGATAACCTAGATTATGTTAAAATTTACCTAGGGATACCGCTTGGGATAGATTCAGATGCGAGACTTGTTATGTATCAAAACAATAGAAAAAATGTGAAGTTAATTAACGATTATATTGAAGAGAGAGGTGAGAGAGACTTTCTTTTGATGTATAGAGCTTGCAATCAAGAATCTATTCTTGGGCTGTACGAATGTTTCCAGAGGTTCTTTTCAAATTCGAACTTCTTTTTCTCTAGTCTAGTAGCAAAAGAAATATACGACAGAGGCGATCGTTCCGGTATGACTCAAATGTTAACTAATTTTAAAACTAACAATTTAAAGGGAGAGATTCAGTTTGAAAAAAGTTTTATTAGGAGTTTCCGCAATTTTGACTCTAGCTCTAGGAGTGTTTGCGCTTAATGAATTTGTAGATGCACAAGGAGATAATCAACAATACAGTTCACAAGAAACAAGACCGGGTGGTTAATTGGTAATTGAATAAGATTATGGAGAGGGATCTTATTGATCGCTCTTTTTTTTTGTTTTTCTAAATGTTTACGAAAGTATACAAAGTGTAAATTCCAGTACTTAGTGTACTTTGATAAATATTCCATGGTAATATGCTACAATTTGAACATTGGCAATAAACGAAAAATTTATTTTGAAAAATTATAAAAAATGTGCGCGGGCTTGGCAGCTTGTGCGTCATAGTTATTGTAAGGGGGAATAAGAAGTGAAAGACGAACAAAAATTGAATATTAACGAAATGGCAAACGATTATCTTCGAACAGGTGATGATTTCGTATTTACGGATTTGTACACTAGCTTATCGGAGGTATATCGAGACAAGCTTAGGTATTGGAGTACGAGTACATACATGGCAAACGAACACGACATAACCGACCTGTTCCATGATGTAATACACAAAGTATTAGAAAGTTTGCGAAATAACGTTGGCGGCGATTTCGTAAAACTATTCGCAGTATCATTAGGTAACAGTTACAAATCATTACTACGGAAGTTACGTACGAGAAGAAAGTACGAATTATACGATGGGCCAGATAGCGATGAGAATGAGAACACGGCAATGTTCGAAACTCTCAAAGACGACTTTGACTTAGAAGAACACGTTATAAAAAAGAAAGAAGCCGACCAGCGTGAGCTAATCGACTTCCTTGCAGACCCTGAGCAGGTCAATGACGAGACAACGACGGCGATCGTTGAATCGTTCCTGTCGAGTGAGAATAAAACTCCAACGCCGACGGCAATCGGCAAAATGTTGGGGTTACATCACTCGACAGTTATACGCAAGATTGAGCGCCTGGCAAAGCGCTTCGACGAGAGAAAGTTTGGTAATTACCGAGACTATCTCCTTGCGTAAAGATACGTTCTATATGCTTAGGCAGTGCATATAGGACAAGTAGTTTAACACATTTTGTTTGATGTACGAAGTAGGCAAAGCGCTTCCTCTCGTACCTACAACTAACCGACTTGGCAGGTCAATCAATTGCAATACTTTTGCTTAACGAGGAGTTAAGCCGAAGTACACTGATAGTGCACTCCGTATTTTTATTATAACTTACGTTTGTATTATTAACAATTGTTAACGAATTAAACTTCTATCGACAATAGTCAACGAAAAATGCACGTCGATATAACGTCATTACCTGCGTATTTCCCCAAAATATGAACAACGGGTAGTGACGTCATATGGGCGTTTGGCATTACAGCACGATGTGTTGCGTCCTACAAAAATTCTCGATTTCTACCGATGTATCCCCCACGTCGGTATTGCGTAACTTGAGCGATTGTTTAGCGCTCAAAAGCGATAAGTTGCGTAATACGGGCGTGGGAGTCACCCAAGCTCGAATTTATAACAAGGGAGTTGTTTCAATGGGTATTAGAGAAACGTTAAAAAAGCGTGAGGAACAACGAGAAGCAAATCAAAACGGAGGTAACAACGATTTTCCGGAAGGTGTAACGAGATACGTCCGTATGGGAAAACACGGCGAAGTAAACGCAGATGGTCGCACGTTTATCTTACTGGCTGATCCAGATAATTGGTATTTCTACTTCGTACACGAAGATAAAACTTTCGACGGTAAACGTACAATCCACCGATTCCGAAAGCACTCATGTTTACATTCTCCACGTGAAACAGACGCAGACATTACGCAATATTTCAAACCAGGTAAAACTGAGTGTCCGTCGTGCAGAGTCGGGGCGAAACGTAAGATGTACGCAATGATTCCTGTTTACGACCTAGAATACACTACTTATCGCGTGATTGATACGGCTGAGTTCCACATTAACAACATCATTGCTGATTACGACAAAGCCGAAAAGATGGGACGTAAGTTTAATCCGCAGTATTCATTAGTAGGCGAAGCGGTTCACTTCAAACAAGTCGATAAATCTTATTCGCTTGAGTCTGGTGAAGCAACGGACGAGCAAATCGAAAAGGCTAAAACGTTTATTGGTACGGACTTCAGTTACGAAGATTTAGCTAATTACCGTGAAGAGGACGACATCATAGCATTGTTACAAGATGCGGAAGACGAAGCAATTGATAAATCGAAATTGCCGACGGCCGCAAGCAACGAAGGCACACCAATCGATATCTCAGATGATGATTTACCGTTCTAAGGGGGAGCGCACATGGCACATGAAACAACAATTAAGGGTGGTTGCTCGGAATTACGAGTAGCCCTCGCGCTCTTAAACCTCGGTTGGGAAGTAGCGAATTCGTTCATCCCGGAGGTTTACGATTTAGTAGCGCGTGATCCGATTAACAAACAGTGGTACACGATACAGGTAAAAACAATTCGAGTAAGACACGATCGCGACGATGCATTAGTAGTACAAGCGAAGAAAGGTAATGGCGAAGCTTATACGAAAGATGATTGCGACTATATCGCAGGCGTCGAAGGAGACCGCGTGTTCATGTTCGAATGTGCAGGTCAACGTGAATATTGGGCCACGGAAACTAGCGCGAGTCAACGATGGATTGAGTTAACGGCGACAACTAATAACGAAGAAAACGAGGAGGAAATTAAACATGGCTAAATTAGACGGAATTAAAGTGATTAATGAAAATACGGTGGAGTATAACGGGTTTGTTTATGAATTAGTTACAGGCGATGCGAAAGCAGCTGACGTAATCAAGGCATCTGAGCAAGAACTTGATGTAACAGAAGGAGCATTTTACTTAGTGGTAGACATTGATGACGACAACGATATCGTTTTTAAAGACAATGTCGATGATTCGAATTACTTTAATCAAGGAGAACATTCTGTATTCCGTAAATCGCACGTAATTACTACCGACAAACTAACCGATGCGGAAGGCGTAGTGAAAATCGAATTACCTGACGGAACTAAACTCGAAGGTACCCCGTCTGACTTGGAAAAGATTACTCGTAAATTACAAGAGATGCAAGCGGAACAGGGATCATCCGTGGAAATTAAGGCCGAAGTAGAAGAAACAAGTGAGTCGGTGTCAGCACGATTGCAGGTCGGTGATTACGCGAAGGTTGTCGAAGAAGGTTCTCATTCAGCCAAAGTCGGAGACATCGTGAAGATTTTCGTGGATGATGAAGATAATCAGCCGTTTAAATGTGAAGATTTACAAGGGAAAGAGCTACGTTATCCGTGGTTTAGAGAACATGAACTAGTAAAGGCAACCGACGAAGAAGTCCTCGAAGCTAAACAAGCGTTATTGAAAGAAGGCGACTTTGCAAGGGTTATTGCTAATACAACATGCCACTCCTTTGAAATTGGAACAATCGTTAAACTAGATGACTACGCAGAAGAAACAGACGCATTTACCGCATATTATATCGACGGATCTGATTTTTGGAGAATTTATCGTAGTGATCTCGAGCCACTAACGAAAGAAGAAACGGAGCACATCACTCGTGAAGCTGAGGAAGAGAAGAAAGCGAAAGCAGAGCGTGATAAGTGGGCAGCTATCGGGCGTAAGGTTGGTGAGATTAAAGACGGTGATGTTGTAAGAGTAATCGATAAAGATAACACTCGCTTAAATGTTGGAGATATTGGTGTAGTAGCAGAATCTTACGACTATGTAAAAGAGCGTGAGGATAAACAAGAGGATAGTGTTGCATTTAGAGTAAATACAAGCAACTGTGAGTATGTTAACTGGCTAGACGTTGCAAATGTAGAACTAATCGTCCCTGTAGAACAACGCTTCGATACAGTAGGTTAAACAATGCGCATTTGCGAAAATTGTAGCGCCTTACTCAACCATAAAGAATTCGTTTACGACGACCGTGAAGATAATCATTTTTGCGATAGGCGTTGTTTCGAGGAGTGGGCGGAAGATAATCACGAAGTGGTAGTAGAGTTTTATTACCGATTAAATTGCAAGGAAACGGGGCGGTAAACATGACGCCGAAGTTAACGTTAAATCTAAAAATACCGAGTGTTAGAGACAACGAAGAGACGAAAACACGGGTAGCAAAAGCGGTCGAGCGAAAGGAAAAAGCGACCGAAACGATTGAAGAAGCGTTCCAACGCGTTTGGCAGACGAGTAAATGGGACGAGAAAGAAGCAGCATTATTTAAACTGGCATATGAAGCGTTCTTTTCCGGTGCGATAGGCAGGTTATCGGAAAAGCGTTTAACGAAAAAAGAAATTAAAGAAATGGGACAGCGAGTACAAGAAGAGCGTGAGGATGCGTTGCGAAAGCAGCGTATCCAACAAACGCTTGCTAATAAACCAAGTAATTACCATATTATTACTGATGAAACGAAACTAGGCGAAATGATTTCGCGTTTATATAAAGAAACAGAATTGCAACGTACTAACGAATGGTTTCAACAGGCATTCAAACTATTCGACAATACGCTAATTCGGAGAAAACTGAAAGAACGAGGTATCACAATCCCTTCAGCGCTGTCATTGACGGTGTGGGATACGGAGACTTCCGGCTTAGATAAGATGATTGATTTAACGGGCGGTTATTCGTTTTGGCTTCCGTTATTAAACGAAGGTTATTACGTAGCTTATGGCCATGTAAATGAAAAACACCAGTGTAAACGTTCAGTGGTATTGGAAGTAGTTAAATCGTTTTTAGAAGACGCAGCGCACATCAAGTCGTTTCATAACGCAGAGTACGACTTAAACATTTTACGTAACGATGGATTTAAGCCAGCAGGTGTACGATTCGACTCAATGGACGCACAATTCATCTTATATGATCACGAAGAAACATACGGTTTAAAACCGCTATTCACGAAGTACAAAAAAGCAATCGGCGGTTATGCGTTAGAAATGGATGATTTTACTTTCGAAGATTTATTCGGAAATGGGTCGCCGTTACCGTACAACGCTGAAACTGTTGGGATATACGCCATCAAGGATGTTCATAAAGGTTGGTTATTAACGAAATGGCAAATTGATAACTTAGTAGCGACGGATGACTTAGCAAAAGCGTATTTTGAAATTCGTCAATACTTACCTGAAGTAAACGTAGAGATTGTTCGTACTGGCTTCGAATTAAACTTAGAAGAGCTTTCGAAGTTGGAAGTTGAGTACGGAGAAGCTCACGGCGAAGCGCAACGTAAGTTGTTTGAAACATATCAGATTGACGATGGTTTTTTATTTAAGATGTCGCTTGCAATTAAAGGAGAGCAGATTAACAAGTGGATTGAGGCACAAAAGAAACGTACTGAAAAACAAAAAGATATGCTAACGAAGTGCCAGGCGGAAATTGAAACAGCCAATCCAGCGACTAAGAAGTATCAACAATTAAAGACTCGTATTCATAAGTATCAAACCGAGGAACTACCCGAGGCGATTCCACAGAACGCACCGGATTATATACATGAATTTAATTTATCAAGCAACGATCATTTAGCTTATTTAATATATGACCATTTAGGCATTAAAGACCGTACGAAAGAAATCGTGAAGGATAAGAAAAAAGTACGAGCGGTTTCGAATGATGTGCTGGAACGTTATTTCAAGGAAGAAGAATCGTTAAAACCACTAGCAGACTTTTCGAAGTATAGCAAGCTACTAGGTACCTATGTCGAGAAGATGCCGAAAGCATTAGATGTTGACGGACGGATTCATACGCAACTTAGAACGGTATCAACTGGACGCTATGGTTCGAGCGGTTACAAAGGAAGACCCAATGATGTTTATACCGGTTCAGTTACAGACAGTAATTTTTTAGACATTATTCAACGCTTAGTAGATTGTAACGAACAAGTAGAAAAAGGGACGAATTTACAGAACATACCTTCACGTTCAGAAGAAGGATTGCGAGTGCGTAAAACGTTTGTTCCTCGAAAGGGATATACGTTTGCTGGTTCGGATTTATCTTCTATTGAACCACGATTACAAGCGCATCGTATGGCTACAGAATTCGGTGATGAGATATTTGCGATTATGTTTCGCAAAGGGCTTGACCCTTACGTGGAATTCGCGTCGTTGCTGTTCGATGTACCAAAAGAACATTGCGTGGAATCGTATTACAAAAAAGTAAAGGGTACTGATAAGGCCGTACCGCCATTCCGTAAATTAATGAAACAATTATTCCTAGCGGAAGGATACGGACAGGCTTTCGAACAGTTTTATAAGTCCGTTCAGGTATACGGAATTACAGAAGAACACGCAGCAACAGCGTATAAGAAATTCGATGAAGTATTACCAGGATTTAAAAAGATGGTAGAAGCGACGTTTGAACATCTTCGCCAACATGGATGGGTCGCTACATTATGGGGACAGAAACGTAGATTCCCAAAATATAAAGAGCAATGGAAACGACTAAATCAACTCATGCGTAAAGCGCGCATTTCAGATAAAAACGACCCGAAACTAGGTGAGAAATCACGAAAATTAAAGTGGGAAGAACGTTCGGAGTTTTGGGAGCTAATCAAAGCGACAGGGAAAGCCGAGCGACAAGCATTCAACCATACGATTCAAGGTTCCGGTGCTAACGTATTGCAGTTTTGTATGATTCGTAGTTATTACGAATGTACTCTTGCGAAAGGTTGGGGATTCAACCTAACGTTACACGATGAAATGAAACATTCGATTCCAAACGATCAATTAACACCTGAAGTTATTGCACTGTATGACGACATTATGACGAATACGGTCATTCTAGAAACTCCGCTAGAATGTGACACGGTAATCGAACCGGAGTGGATGAGCGAGTATTCGGCGGAAGATTGGGATTTTGAAAATTGTAAACCTAAGGAGGAAACGGAATGAGTGAACGAGTTAAGAAACGAGAAGATTTAATCGGTGATACTGGCGTAATTATAAGAACTTTCAAAGTAATAGATGCTCGTGAAGGAATTCACGGTGTAGATGTTCGAGTATGTGATTCGGACGGTGAGGAGTATTGGACGTCGTTGGAGGATGTCGAATTAGATAGTGGGGTGACTAAATGAATCTATTCGAAGTACCAACGAAAGAACTAAGCGAGGAATTAGAACGACGACAAGGTGTAATTACCGTCCATGTTGAGCCTTACGAAAAGATAGAGGTCGGAGGTATTGTGGTTAACGGTCCGGCAATCGTTTTAATAAATCAGGATTAAATAAATAAAGCTACTTAAAATCCCGTTATGTATTGGTGAGTGGTCGGGATAAGTAGCTTTATGTAAGAAACGTATTAATGTAAAACTTTCCATGGGTCTGGTTGAGGACTAATTGATCCTGACATCTTCTGAAGCCCGATTGCTACTAAGCGTTTGGTAATTTCGCCACCAACTGAACCATTAGCGCGAGATGTTGTTTCTGCCCCCAAATGTACGCCGAACTCGCGTGCAACTTCTTGTGCGATTGGACCTATCGGATCGATTGGGCCTTTTGGTTTTGTATAAGAGCCGTCATCACTTGGTCTAGTGTTAAAGCTATTCATGAAATCACCGCCTTTCTACTATTAGAATTCATTACAGATTATTTTTTATACAAGGAAATAATTGGATGGGATATGGTGATTAATTACTTTAGAAATCAATATTTGAGGGGAGTCGGTAATTTGAGTAGAAACGCAGCACAATTACTACGTCAGAATACGAAAGAAATATTAGCTTATGAAATCGCAGAGGAATTCCGTAATTTCCTCGAAACATGGCATTCATACACGGAGCCTTACGACACGCCTTTAGATGTCTGGCTCCACGAAAGCTATGCGAAAGTATTAAGTAAAGGCGGATACTTAGATTATCGGAGTCTGCCGTATTTCTCTCCTTCCTCGGCGAATAGCTGTCCGAGGGAGCTTTACGAAAAGGCATTACGAAGTCCGCGAGATCAAGCCGAAGTGAAGCCGTGGCAAAGACGCTGGCAATTTATCGGAACTAACATCGGAGATGCAATCCAACGTGATATTTTACTAGCGGAACGCCATTACGAAAAGTTCACCGGTGTGAAACCACGTTTCCGAATCGAACGCACGAAAGATAGATTCCCAGCGTTTGAGGATTTCGTTAAGACTCGTAAAGTAATCGAACACAATAACCAACAGTTCGCTTTAATCGGTACGTGTGACGGTATTTTAGAATACACCGATGAGCATGGCGTAGTTACACGTGTTGGACTCGAAATAAAATCGAAACAGACTACCTATAGTAAAACTTCCGAATATTCACTGCGCGAACCTGGCGCCGACCACGTCAAACAAGTTACATGCTACTCGTTAATGTACGACTTGGATTATTACATCGTGCTTTACGTTAACGCATCGAAGAAAGCGTGGAATATGAACGAAGATGATTATGCGAAGTATCCAGATTTTAGAGCATTCGGCATTGCGATAACGGACGATATGCGTAACGAGGTATTGGACAAGTTTGCTAGTATCGTAGCGGCGGTTAAGACGAAGCAACCTCCGAAACTAGATATCGAACATTGGACATTTAACAATTATAAGTCGGCGTGTGCTCGGTCGTTAAGTGATGAAGAGTATGGGGAGCTTCGTACGAAAGTCAATCGTATGAAGCGATCGAGTTTATCAGATGCGAAGAAAGCTCCGTATATTGGAGCATTAGAGTTTATCGATAAAGTACGGGAGGGAATGTAAATGGGTTATTACACAACGCATACATTAAACGCTAAAAATGAAGATATTAGTAAGATACTAAGAGACCTACGTGAAAAGATTGAAGCAGGGGCGTTAGATTTCCATACAGATATATTCTATGCATTACAAATGGATGGTAATTATTATGATGCAGTTAAATGGTACAACCACGAGACTGAGATGTCCGCAATTTCACGACTGTATCCTGAAGTGGTCTTCGAATTAACTGGCGAAGGCGAAGAGTCAGGTGATTTGTGGCGTGATTATTATAAAAACGGAAAAGTACAAAGTTGTATTGCGAAGATCACTTACGATGAATATGACGAAAGTAAACTGAGGGGCTTGTAACGATGGCTCGAAGTAAAAAAGCTTTCCGTATCCTATCGATAGACACGTCACTCGGTTGTCCAGGCATTGCGGTAATCGGCGTAGTAAACGGTAAACCTAAACTAATTGACGTATCACACGTAAAGACAAAAGGTACTGAACCGATAGCACTCCGCACTAAACATATTGAGTCATGGGCGCACTTGTTTATCCGCAAGTACGCTCCCTACGATTTGATAGTTCGAGAGGGATTCGCTAGTAAAATACCACATACGAATTATACGGTATTTAGCGCTTGGAATGCGGTTGATCGTGCGTTAAATGATTTCGGTTTGAAAGTCGATGAAAGTATCGGGCAGGCTTCCGTTAAAAAGAAACTACTCGGAAAGGGACGAGCGGAAAAGGAAGAGGTCGAGGCTGGTGTGAGGCGGTACGTTGAGTGGGGCGATTTTAAGACTAGTGATGAGAGCGATGCGTGTGCGATAGGAATAGCGTATTTACTCGATAAAGGGATTATTAACGATTAAATACGCTATTTTATAAAACTATCGCGTAGTAAGTGCTATCGCGTCGTTAGTACGTTCTGTAAATTCTATATAACTTAAAGCGACATTAATGAAGATTTTAAGATCATCAAGATTCCTATCCGTATGCTTTTGTATATAGTGAGTTTGATCGTTACCAATCCATGTAGCGGCTTCTACAACTTTTTTTAGATTGGAGTCATCAAGATAATTTTTAATACATTTTGCAAGTGCTGCTTTTTCGATTTCTGCTACACTATCAGGATAATTTCTTTTTGCAAAATCTTTCACAAGAAATTCTAGAGACTTTCTGTAACCTGGACCAGCTATATCTGTAAGACCCATTTGTTCAGCTGTCAATGCTTGATTGTAAAAATTAACAAAATCTGGCGATATATTTTCAATAGTTTTACTAAAAACCTCTTCTTTATGACCTTGGGGACCGACAAATTCAAAAAACGCAGTATTTGTGCTTCCGTATTTTAATTCTTTTGGTACTTTGTACTGCGCGATAAAAGAGTTGAAACAGCTAGGGCAAAGGAGTGTAATTGTGAATTTATATCTTTTGTTTTTAGAATCGAAAAATTCATTTATACCCAGTACTTTTGGTACGAGAGCGTGGTTACATTTAGGGCACTGATTTATATATTTATTTAAGTCGAAAAAATATCTATAGCCTTCAATGTTTGCTTCTATCGTTGAACCAAGTTCTACATCTGTTGTGCTTTCTAGATTCTTCATATATTTACCACCTTTCATATGTATTATAAAACAAATTAAACAATGTAACTATAAATATATTAGAAATTAATTAAAGGGAGGCGTTAAGTTATGAAAGTTAAGTTACTAGCCCATACGCAACTAAGCGATGAATTTTACGACAGCTTCGACGTATACAACGAGTTTATTGAAATCGAAGGAAACGAGTTAGATAGATTAGGAGCAACCGACGGACAAGCCGTAGCGTTATCCGCAGTCCGCACATGCTACTCCGCAAATAAACCATCTGAAATCGTCGCTAAAGAAGGCGGTCGATACTTCGGCAACAAAGCGACGGATGGAGGAAAAGGTACGGAAGTTGATCGCTTAATGCGTCATATTATAGCGAGTAAACATACGAGCACTTTGGAGCATATTACATTTACGTTTGCTATCGAAGGTGTAAGCCGTGCTTTACTAGCGCAACTCACTCGCCATCGAGTCGGCTTCTCCTTTTCGGTACAGTCTCAGAGATATGTACGAATGGGTTCAACTGATAAGATTGGCGGTTTTGACTACGCAGTTCCGGATTCGATTAAGAACCATAAAGACGAAGATGTTCCTTATGCTTACGAGAAGATGATGGGAGCTATCCAAGATTGGTACGATTCACTTAGAAGGTACGGAGTGCCTGCCGAAGATGCGAGAATGGTCCTTCCGCAAGCAGCAACTACGAATCTAGTCATGACGGTAAATTTACGTAGCTTACTAGATTTCTACGCTAAACGTAGGAAAGGAAACGGGGCGCAAGCTGAAATTGCAGATTTAGCGGAGCATCTACGAAAAGAAGTCGTTAAAGTTGAGCCATGGGTAGACGAATTTTTCGAAGGAGGGAAATAGGTGACGATACTGGCGTGGATAGTAATCGCAATTTCATTAATGTTTATAGTAGCGGTAACAACGAATAAAAAATACGAATTAGCAGTACGAATTACAACGATAGTTCTTTTCTCACCATCGATACTATTAAGCGTTTTATACCTAATTAACTAAGGAGGATTATCGTATGTCAAATTCCTATGAAGTTACTCAAATTAAGCGTGAATTAATTCGCCTAGAAGAACGTACTGAAGAAAACCACCGTAATATCCTAACGTTCTCACAAATGGCTGAATCCGCTAGAAGCGACGCATCGAAAGCTGTCGGTAGTGTAAACGCCTTAGACGAGCAGTTAGATTTAGTTCGTGAAGATATCGTATTCCTTGACGAAAAGATAGACGAGTTGAAGGAAACGGTAGAAGGTCGTAATGTTACACCTATTACGATTAATATCGAAAACTTAAATATATCAGGTACGGAATCACTCAAAGAATTCATCAAAAGAATTGCAAAAGGGTGTGGTCGTGGTGTTATGTAACGCTAAGAAGATCGCTATTACGGGCAAAGCGCGTTCCGGGAAAACGGAGTTATCTCACTACGCCTGGATGTTATACGGCTTCAAGGAATTCGACTTCTCAGCGGTACTAAAGGGCGAGTTCCATCGTCTGTTCCCGCATATCCCACGCGACCCAAAACCACGCGCTTACTATCAGAAGTTCGGACAATGGTTACGTGAGATTGATCCGGATATTTGGGTGAAGATGACGATGGGAAAGGTACACGAGTATTGTTTCGAGGATGCGCTAAACAAAGTGAATCACAAGCCGAAAGTGTTAGTAAACGGAGTGAGGCAGCCTAATGAATATCAGCGTTTAAGGGACGAAGGTTTTACAATTATCCGAGTAAACGCATCGGATGACTTACGTATTGGTAGGGCACGTAACGCGGGTGATGTATTTACTGAAGCTGATTTGGGACATGAAACGGAAAGTCATATCGATAATTTCGAAGTAGATTACGAGATTAATAACGATTGGAACTTAGCCCAGTTGTATGATCAGTTTGATGTGATTATGAAAGATATCGGAATGAAGGCGGTTAGTAATAGAGAGATTGTGGCGGATGCTTTTAGTGACTTGAAAGTTATTTTGTAGTAAAGCTGACCATTATGCATCATAACGATCAGCGATTTTAATTGCTAAATCAAATATTATTAACCCTACCGCTGCAAACATAATAAATGTATTCAGAAATGGGATAAGAACTAATTCCCAGTCCTTGTTTGTAAAGTTTTCGCCTTTATATCTTGTACTAAACGCGTACTTGTATTTCATTCCTAAAAATGCGATAACTACGGACATTATATATAACCATATAAGACCAGCCACTATTCATTCCCCTTTCTTGCATATAATAAGTGCTAATTAATTTTAGCATATTTTACCGTTTAAGATTACAGTTATATCGCAGTTCTAAGATAATTCTTTATAAGAAAACGGAGGAATCACTATGACAAATATCATCGTATACACAAAGAATGGATGTAAAGATTGCGAAGCGACTAAGTGGGCGCTAAACGCCGCAGGAGTAACGTATGAAATTCGTAATATCGACGAAGATCCATCGCACGCAGCTTGGATGGCGGACAAAGGTTATATGAGCGCACCTGTAACGGTGTTTCCTAGCGGTAAGGAATTAGTCGGATTTGATATGGGCGAATTTGCTTCGGAATTGGGATTATAGGAGGCAATACAATGGATCGTTATTACTTACCAGAAATGAGCGTTTTTAATCGATATGAGCACCGTGTCTGTAACAGATTAATAAGCGGTTATCATAGAAAACTAGCGTCAAAACATCGTTATTTTGTACGTCATCAATTATCGAAGGAACGTCCTTTTTATACTGACGCTGATTTATCGGAAATCATTTCCGTATTAGGTGATATCGAAATAATTAACTGTAGATGGGATGATAAAGAATGGGATACAACTCCTTGGAATTATTTCGTAACTAGCGGAAAGGTGTACGAAGGTTACAAGGATATGAATGCTATCCCATTTACGCAAGGTTATAGCGGTGATGACGTAGGCAAACGGACTGATGACGGTTTTTACTTTAAATACTTCAACAGTAATAATTGCGCATACTGGCGAGACCGTAAGTCCGAAACGCCTACATGGCATTTAAGGTACGGTAACCAATACGTGAATTTACGTAATGATGTTTTCTACGTTGGTATTTTCGGAAGTACAGTAGAGGCAAAAAGCGCACCATCCGATTTGGTTTTACCGTTGTTAAAGCAAATGAACGCTAAGAAGTGGCGAGGATTTTACGATGACGAGATCGACTTTATTTTAGAACAAACGGGCATCGAACGGAGGTTGATGTAACGTGATAGTAACGAATTTAGAAGAGCGTCAACCGAGGTTTATAGCGTTTTGCAAAGCGCACGACTTATCCGAAGGCGACGATTGGCAAACGTGGGATTACATGGCATGGGTTTCAAAGAAAGCGAATGAGTTTCGTAGATTACACGGCTTAAAGAATTGGGATTCGTTAGGTAAATTAATAAACGGACAGGATCGGTTTACGGAGTTTTTAATAGAAAAGGAGCGTGAGTAAATGGTAAAGGAAATACCTCTTTACGGAAAAAATGGGGAAGGAAAGTTTGCTTTAGTAGACGACGATGATTACGAAAAATTATCAAAACATAGATGGTTTGCAAATAATCACGGTTACGCTTTGAGAACTTATATGGAAAGCAGGAGACAGTATAAGGCATTTATGCACAGAGAGATTATTGATGTTCCGGCTGACATGGTTACTGATCACATCAATAGAGATAAGTTAGACAATCGTAAATCTAATTTAAGAATAGCTACTCGTGCGCAAAATAACTATAATGTGCCAACTAGACAAAAACAAACCACTTCAATCTATAAGGGAGTTACTTGGAGTAATAGGGATCAAAAATGGCAATCAAGTATTGTTATGAACGGGAAGAAGAACCACTTAGGATACTTTTCTGATGAAACTTTTGCCGCAAGAGTCTATGATTACTTTGCTTATAAAATGTATGGGGAATTTGCATATTTGAACTTTCCTGATAAATTACTAGGATCGTACGAAAAACCTTTACTAAGGTCATCAAACTCTTCCGGTCACGAGGGTATAAGTTGGTGCAAAGATAGGGAGAAATGGGCGGCTTATATACGCAAGGACGGTAAGAGGATTTTTATCGGTAGGTTTAAAGAAAAACAAGAAGCTATCGACGCATATGAGAGAAAACAACATGAACTTTTCAATGATGGAGGTCAAGCGTATGGGAAGTGTTAAACGTGACCTTATGATTAATGAAAGAATGCTAGAACATACTTACGCGCTAGATAATCCGAAGTCAGTCGATTTATTGTTACGACATTTACCGTATATGAAAGAGCGTAGATACAACGGCGACTACGATGCAAGTATTGTGTTACTTGACTTAGAGACGGCAATCTCAAACGCGGATTTGGCGGATAGGCAGCGTCAAGTCTTGCGGTTAGTATATTTCGAAGATATGAAACAAGAAGATATCGCTACGGTGATAGGCGTATCTCGTCCAATGGTCTCTTTATATAAAAGATTGATTGTGCGGAAGGTAGCGGCAGTCTTCGAGAGATGGGCGTGGGAAGACGAAGGTTATAAATTGACGGTGGTTAAATCGGTAGATATAGGAGAGGTGCTCGCTTAATGGAGGGACAAATGAAGTATACATTCGATGTAAACGGAGATTACAAAGCGCAGTTTGAAACGTACGTAAATACGTTAATTACTAGTCTCCGAGAAAGCGATTCTGGTGCGATTAGTAATAGGAATGTACGTGCGAAGGAAATTAAATCGCTCACAGACGCTTATATAGAGATGATAGGGGAGCTACCTGATAGTGATCAACTCGAAAGGTTATCTGATTTATTACTGTATGAGGAGTTACATGATAAAGATCGAATGAAGGTACGAAATAATGAGTATCCGATTATGAGTGAACGGCAGTTAATACGTAGAAGAAATGAAGAGACATCCGAAAAAATGTACGAAGAGTATGGGGTAGATAAACGGAATCATAAAGTGCCGACACGCAGGTTTCGTTTTAAAAACGAAATTCGATTTGTTGATACTTGCGCTAGGATAAGAAATAACGAGAGGCGGAAGAAGTATCGAGAGTTTACGAATATACAGCCTGTAATAGTATATTATATTAAAGATATAAAGAAAAAGGAATTCTAGTCATATAAACTAAAACAGTAAGAGAAATAAAACTGCTAGAAATGGTGGTTTTATTTTAATTTTTGCCGATTTCTATAAAAAGGATATAATCGATTAATGGAGTTATGGTAATATTTTAGAAGGGAGAATTTTCATTTTAACTTTTTACACGGGAGGTAACTTTATGAAAGCAAATGAAATAGTTAATGTGTTAAATTATTTTAAAGATTCAAGCTATCAAAAGGTGTTACTTAGTGGGAGTTGGGGTATTGGAAAAACAAAATATGTAACTGACTTTATAGAAAGTCACTCAGATGTTTGTTATATATCTCTATTTGGAAAAAAAGATATAAATAGTATTATACAAGAGATATACTATCGAATAATTGAAGGAGCAGAAGGAGGTAAGGTGAAAAAATATTTTACCAGTATTAGAGAAAAACTAAGTAGCCTTGATGTTTCTTATTTTGGTTTTTCTTTATCGGTCCCACTCATAGCGGATTTACATAATACACTGAGTAAGGAGTTAGGTCGTAAAGGTACATATATTATTATATTTGATGATTTGGAAAGAAAACATGATGATCTTAACATAAAAGAAGTATTAGGATTAATTGATAGTCTTTCAAAAATAGAAAATATAAAAACGGTTCTCATTGCAGCTACAAATCATCTTAAAGATAAAAATAAAGAAGAATTTGAAAATTACAAAGAGAAAGCTATTGACCGGATTTATACAATAACGGAATATGCAGATGAAGCGCCTGTAAAGATCCTAGGTGAACAAGTATGGAATATAATAGGTACGCTTGCTGAATCCTTGGAATTTAAAAATTTGAGGACTTTTGAAAAGACTAACTTATTTATTAAAGAAGTAGTTCAAGTTC